TCCAGGCTGAATCGTTGCTCTTAGCTGCTACTGAGTCCATAGCTGTATTTAGAGCCGGTTGGTCACCGTGAACCACGCGCCGGTTATCTATCGCATCCTTGAAAACAGAGCAGGCATTGTAAAACTGGGTACCGCTGCAGTCCTCTACTTTAACGCCGGCATTATGGAGTCTGTCGGCAATATGCTGGCCTGTAAACTTGTCGAACAATACAAGCTTAGGTAGCCACTCATCGCAATAGGTCTTTATGTCAGCTGCTATTTTTAGTTGGTCAATAGCTCGGTCAGATTCCCACGTTTTAACAAGGCTAAGGCCTATGCGCCCATCGGGCATAACGGCCCCTGCTACAAGTGAGGCGTGTCGGCCTGCGTGTGGCTCAATATCAAAAGCAAACATTGTGTACATACCTGGAGCCATAATAAGGGATGTATCAGCGCACTCCTCCCAGCTTCCCGGTGTCCAGGGGCTTGTATCGGTGCCAATCCATTTGCACAACGTTTCAGTCATTACAGCTGCGTGGGTACTTGTTGCGATAATTTCCTCTATGGCCTCCTCTGAAATTAAAGTGCCTAAAGAGGGGTTTGCCATAGCCCAGTTATCTCTATTCCATATATCGCAATTATCTGGGGCGCTGTACTCGTAATAACCAACTGACTTAGGCGGCTTGCTCAGCGAGCGCTCGCGCATCTCATTTAGGACGTGGCTCTCTTTATGGCCGGCGTTGCTAGTGTAAAAGCGCTGGCTATTAGGACGTGTGAGCGTAGTTGACTTTACGGCATCTAGGGCCTCTACTCCGCACTCGCGTAGCTCATCTACCCAAACGCAATCTGCGCTGAGCCCGCGCGCTGAGTCTGTTGTTGCAGCTACAACCTTTACCTCAGCCCCATTTTCTAGGATTATGCGCTCATTACCATTAGTGCGCTTATAGGCCTTGTCTATATTGCCGCCTTTAACCTGAGCTAACAGGTGTGGGGTGCGCTCGATAATACCTGCCATTATCTCTAACGACTTCGAGGCCATCTGCCGCTGAGAGGACATTATTAGGATGTTACGCTCCCCAAAGCAAAATAAACCTGCGAGTACCCTCATTCTCATCATATGACTTTTTCCGGACTGCCTTGCACATACAAATAACGCGGATTTCTTTATAAACATATTTTCATCGTCAACGGCGCACATATCTGTAAGGATTAGTTTTTGCCACTCTAATAATGGCTGGCCGATAGATTCAGCTAGCGCAACTATCTCATCTATGCGTGATTTTGTATTGAGCCAGGGCGTGTTAAGCCGTGGATGAGTTGCCCCTCGTAAGGGCTGTTTAACTTCGGTTAGCAATCGTCTAGCCCTGTTGTAAACCGCGGGTCATAGGGCCTATGTGAACCGTTTCAACCACTTTTGGGGAAAAAGAGGACGAAAAGACAGGGGGGGTAGCATTAGTGGCTAAAAAAACCGCCTGTGACTTATTACCGCGTGAGCTGTTACAGCGCTTACAACAGGCGATTAAATTGTTAGGATTATAGGCTTCAGACTTATCATCACTTTTAGATACTGGCACAATATGGTCAACTGTATCTGCCTCAGCATTACAGTAAAAGCAAGTGTGGTTATCTCTAGATAAGACCTGCAACCTAACGGCCTTGTACTTACGCTGAGAGCGTGGGTCACCACGTCTAGTAGTCATTAGTAATGACCTACTTTCTTATGTCTATCTAAAGCTTTACAAGTATCACCTTTATAATACCTATGATGAGTAATATATTTAAGTCCTAAATCTATCTGTTTATAAGGATTAGTCTCAGTCATATTAAGTAGCTGTGGTATGCCATATGCGCTGCTCTTAGGGTTGTCTGCCTTAGGGTTCCAGTTACTTTCTAAACGCCATAATGTAACAAGGCATCTATATTGCTTATCATTTAATAGCTTCATATGAGCATAGAGTTTATAGCTCTCTACGTTTGGGTTGTATCCATATGCTGGCGTAATCCCCATTACACATAGGACGGCCGTAAGCACCAAACTGCGCCTGCGAGCTACCCGCCTCAGCGGCTCGCCAGCGAGTGTTGATGCTACAGGCATTGTCAAATATGATGCAACTTTGAGCGTAGCGTTGGGCGTGTTTACACAGCTATTAGCACCTGTGGATAACTCCTGTGGATAACTATTAAGCATCTTTACCCCATCCAGTACCCTTGAATATGGCACCTACTGGGTCATAGATACGGCGCATATCAAAGCCACAGCATTTAGGTATGTTCACATCGTGTATAGAGCGCTGTACCTCGTAGCGTATTGAGCAGCTAATACACTCATACTCATACATCGGCATAGTCAACCAATAGGCATACGCTCATTTTGCTACATACCTTGCATTGTAAGACCTTTACGTTAGGTGGCAGGTTATCTGTCACTATGCGCTCTATCTGCTCAGTTATCTTTTTACAGCTGCGGCACTCAAAGCGTATTGACTCACTCATAGCTGCACCGCCTCAGATATAGGCAAAAGGGCCACGGTCTTATCAACCTGGCCCCTATCATCAAACTCTGTCTTTGCCGGCAGTTTTTTAACAGTCCAGGTTACTTTAGTTTTCTTTAGGTTAAACGCATATATGCCTTTTGGCGTGGCGTTGACATAAAACGGCGTGAAGCCCAGGCGCTTGGCCTCTTGTGTCAAAGCCTCATATTTCTCACGCTCAAGGATTAGCTCATCGTAGTGTTTATGCCTGCATTTAAGCTCTATGTGTAGCCTGTATATAGTGCTAGTGCAATCGTGGTTATCGTACTGGTCAGCGCTCTTTTCTAAGTCGCTCAGGTACCAGCCTTTAATGTAGTTAAACAGCTCTTGCTCGTTTTCTATCATCTGCAACCCTTGCAAAACCATATAATGTTTTCATAACTGTTTTTTTGGTAGCCAAACTTATCTAGCTGTGTAATCATCGCGCATTTATCGCATTGTTCAACCTTGTACTCACCTGCCAGCTCACCGCCTATAAAGAGCTTTCCGGTCATAGTCTGTAGGTTGATTAGCTCGTATTGCTCGCTCATCGGGTCACCAAAACAATTATTAAAATACCCAAGATACATTGAGTAATGACGATAATCTGTATAAGTCGCTGTTTTGTCATACTTGAGGCGCCCAGCCTGTAGAGGTCTGCATATACCAAACTGGCTCGCATTGTGTTGCCTTGCTCTTTTCTATACAGCTGTAATTGCCCCACTCACGCCCGGTTTTTGAGCTTGTTCCGGTTTTCCAAATACGGGCGCCGTGTTTACACTCAGGTTTGCCTTGTAGGTATATGCCGCCTAGCTCATTTTTGACTGCTTCTATGGTTTGTGCCACGGGTGTTGTAGCCCATAAATCATCGCTGGACGGTGCTACATCTTTAGCGCTCAGCGCCTCTACTTTTTCCATATCCTGTTTGGTACTGCGAGCTATGCCTCCGGGTGTCAACAAGCCCAAAACTCTACCGTAGGCTGAGGTACTACAGTTTTCTATCCAGAAGTTTTTGTTTACGCCGCTATCTGCCCTCATCTCAAAGGCATAATCTACAGCGCTTGGTAAATGGTCCTCGTACTCTTTATAAGCCTCAGCTCTGATAAGTACATAACCTTTTGTTATATCTATGTCCTCTATATATGCAACTAAGCGCAAAGTAGGAAACTCCGCCCTCGCCCTGATAATCCTGGCGTTGACATCTTCATAGCCTTCAAGAAAATTACTCATTTGGCTACCTCAGCATCTTTTAGTGCCTTAGCAATATTACGGCCACGTAGGTAACCTTCACCCAGGCCTACTTTATAGCCCATCTCATAAGCTGCATAAATAAATAAGCCCATAAACAGGCAAACCATACCAACTACAATTAAATCTAAACTGTTCATCTTTCGCCCTTTGTTAAGGCCGATGAGCTACCTATCCGGGTAGCCCTCCCGGCGTGTGTAGTTAAAGTATGAACCTACCCACCGACAAAAGGCAACGCGACACGCCCTACTTAGATAATCTGTCCTCTAACAATAATTCGTAAATCTTATCCACGCGGATTTCTATACGCTCAACACGGCCTACTAGGTTATGCCCGCCGTTGCCGTCAGGCTTAAGCTCAGATAGGTAGTACTTAACAAGGTGCCGCACAAGCCCAGCCATAAGCCCTGAAAGCGTAGCAATCCCCAATGCTACCGCTATGTATGCCTGGGCCTGCGACACTTACTTAGCGCCTATTCCAAGTTGCTTTTCATTAGGTGCTACAGCTTTAAGTACTGGCCCAATAAGACCAGCTAAAAAAGCATTAGCTAGTACTTTAGGGTCTGTGATACCTGATAAATACAGCGCACCTACGCACGATAGAGCTGCACGTAGGTAGGACAAGGCCGCGGCCTTTAGTTGCTCTTGCATTGTATTGCTCCTAAATGCCCTTTAGTTGATTTGTTTTAGTACAAAAACCGTAGTGGTACCTGAAGCCACAATCCCATAAAGGCCTTCATTATCGCCTACGGGTAACTCCATTTTATCATCGGTGTCTAGCTTGTAACCGTTTGCTGTAGTTACGTTGCTAGCGCCGATATACATCGCACCGCCTGAGTTATGTATCCACACGGTTTGGTCAAAGGTTGAGGCTGCTACTAATAATGTAGCTGTTGTAGTTACTGTTACTTGTGCGCTAGTTGGCATTTTCTATCCCTAACTTAGTAATTAAAGCCCTGACCTTTTCAGGGCTTAGTGCTATCTCAAAGTGCATCTCGTCTTTTCTCGTCCAATCCCCGCCCCAGGCCAGGCCATATTTTTTAGCTAAAGCTTTAATCATTGGCACTTTAGCTGCATCAAACGTGCCTACCTTGCCTAAAGGATGCTTTGTAGCGTTAAGGTCTATAGCTGTGCCGCTAGCGTGGTTGCTCAGTTTGCCTGCAACACCTCTTACGTCTCTGTAGGCATAGCCCCAATCGTCAAACGTACCGCCCTCTATCGGCTCTATTAGCTCGTTAAACTCTTTAGCAAAGTTAATAAGCAACGGCGCTACCTTTTCAGCGCAGCGGATTTTAAGGCTTGTGCCCTCTACCTTAAAAGGCTTTACGCCTATCTCAGCCTGCTCCTTAGATGCTGGCCAGCCGTTGTAGCTAGTCTGCATTAAAGGCCAAGAGCTGCTTTAAGGTCTGTAATGGATAAACCAACGCTGGCTAATTTATCTGCAACACTTGGCTCAGGTGCATTTATTGTGCCGCTATGTGCTGCAACTATTGGCGTTGCTTTTGCTTTGTCGTCCTCTGCAATATCTAAATATAATTTTCCATCATCGTCAATCATTGGCAAATTAGTAACTATTACTCCAGCGTTATTTAACTCATTTAATAATTCTGCGCCGTTAAGATTTTTTGGTTTATCAAATTTTATCATTTTATACTCCTATCAGAGCGCAGCCAAAGCGGAGCCCAGGTAAATTATTATCGCCGTATACATCTAGATTACCGCCTGAGGCTTGATTACCAAAAATCTGAAAATAATCCCCTGCAACCGTAGAAACAACTACTGAAAATATCTGATTGAGATAAGAGGTTGAGCCGCCCCCGGGATAAGTATATCCAAATACGCCGTCGTATCTAGCGCCGTTTTTATATAATAAAATAGTTCGACTATTAGCGTTCTGATTAGCCCAAGTTATACTGCCGGTAAATAAATAATAGCCGCCTAAGCCTGTTGGAATTGTAATTCTACTATTGTTAGTGGTTGTATCGTGATAAGCGTCCGTATCGTAGACATCTGCGTTACCAAACGCTATTGCCGTGTCCGTACTGTTAGGAATCGATTGCGTATTACCTTTAGCCAAACAACCGCGAAAAGTCGGAGCGCCGCTTGCTAGGGTAGCCCATTTCACTTTATACGGTGACACTGTTGTATCGGCAGTTAAGACTTGCGCTGTAGTGCCAATAGGCAGGTTATCGTAAGTACCTGAGCCTGTGCCTACTACAATGTCACCCGCTGCAGTAATGGTTGTAGCCATATCATTAGTAATAGTTACCGTGCCGCTTGTGCCACCGCCGCTAATACCTATGCCAGCTGTAACGCCTTCAATATCTCCTGTAGCACCTGAGGCTACCCACGCTGCGCCGTCATAATACCAAAGCCCGTTAGTGTCTTTAGTAAACGCAAACTGCCCCTCTTGTGGTGAGGTAATAGCTGCGTTACGGGCTGCCGCTGAGGCAAACACCAGTACGCCCTGCATTAGGTAGCCGTTAACGTCAGCTGCCGTAAGTACCTCGCCAGTAGTAAAGGTCTTAAAACCTAATCCAGCTGCCATAGTCCTATCTCCTTAATAACTTAATACGCCGCTGTCAAGCAAACCGTATATGGATGAGTCTAATATA